GAAACGCTCAGCACTCCAACGACCATCAGAATCGGTGTTGAGATCGTAAACGCCACCAGTTGAAGCAGCAGTCAGATCTGACTGAGTTGCACCAGTCTTAGCAACACGGTAGATGGTGTGAATTAGGTCGCGATTGATTTCGTTGAGAATTTCGGTGCTAAGAATATTAGCAAGTTCACTCTCAGCGTCAAGTCCGTGAACGGCCTTGAGATCTTGCGCCAACTCGGTTGTGTACTCAGCCTTGAGAGCGCGAGTCTTTGCTTCGACTGCAATGCGCTCAATGCTAAATGCCATTTCCTGGAAGCTTCCAGGAACAGTACCAAGATTTTCACCAGTACTAGTCAACATTCCACGGAATGCACTGATGTCATAGGTACTTTCGCGAATACCTGCAACTGGGCTGGTATTTGCATCTTGAACACCACCAGATGTACCAACAGGATTAATACCACCTGTTGCAGAGAAAGGTGCGTTAGTAGAAGTACTACCAGAACCACCGAACTTAGAGAAGGCTTCTGCGTACAGAGCTTCTGGACCACCTTGGGAGTTATATTTGCTACGCATTGCAAAGATAAGACCGGTTGGAGCAGTCATCGGCTGCACACCTGCGATATCATAAGCAATCAGATTTGGCATTGAACGACGAACCAAGCTAATTAAGATTGGATCATAACCAGCGAGGTTTGAATTTGCTGTACCAACTTGACCAGCGGAAAAATTACCACCCATTGCATTGGCAGGTGCTTCAACAAGATATTGCTCGCGAAGAGCCTTCTCTTGATTCTCTAATAGTACAGCGGTAACTTTGCGCTTGTAGCTATCCCCGATTACGGGAAGTGCGTCATGTGAAAGTAGGGGTTCCCACTTCTCGGTAAGTACGTCATACGACGATGTAGTTGAAAAATCCATTTCTGTATCTCCTTATTATTTGTGTGGAATTAGATTTTGTTCTGTTTAGCAATACGATCCAAAGTACTCATGTATGCGTTCATACTTGAACTAATATTCTGAGTGATTTGTTTGTTTGTTGTCTCTTCGACAAGCATATTATTTGTGGTAGGAACAGTGTTGAAATAACTGCCCTTTAGAATGTTGAGTTTCTCTTGATACTGATCGAGACTTTCGAAGTCTACGCCTTCAGCGAGAGATGCGAATTTTGAAACCTCGACATCAGATAAACCTTCTGAGACATTAGCGAAGATGTTACCAGCTTCGTATGCCAATAGTTGTTTCTTGAGTTCGATGTTTGACTGAATCTGCTCATTGAGATTGGTTTCGAGTTGTTCGTTTTCTTCGAAGAGGCCATCGATAACATCATACTTCTCTTCTGGAACTTCGATGTAGTGAGTCTCAAAGAGTTCCTTGAGTCCAGCCATGAAGTTCTCTGCGATCTCGGTACGAACACCATTCTCGACTGCGAGTTTGTTGTCTTCCATCCACTCTTCAACGACATACCCTAGGTAGTCATCAAGACGAGAAGCTAGTTCATTGACTGCAGTCTCGACTTCTTCTTGAACAACAGCAGCGGCTTCAGCAACTACTTGTTCGCGAAGAACATTGACGCGCTGATTAATAGCTGCTTCAAAGATGGTGGTAGCTTTGGTCATGAATTCTTCAGACAATGATTCACCATCGAAGAGAGCTTCGAGATGCTCTTGCATCTCTTTTTGACCGTCTTCTTCTTCTTCATCACCTTCTTCAGCCATTGCTGGTTTAGCACCTCCTAGTGAGTTGCCTTCACCACCTGGTCCTGGAGCAACGCTACCGGGACGAAGTGTGCCTTGATTGGCAGCAGGATTTGGATTGAAGTTCTGAAAAGGATTTACTTGAACACCTTTTCCAGATGCATCTTTGGTGTAAGTCATTGCGTCCATAGCCATATTGTTTTTCTGTTCCATATTTTTCCTATCCTCTTATTAAGAGCTAAAGTTATTTAGTAAAAGTTTGTTTTTAGGTCGTTTACCGATGGTCATGCTGTGATATCATTTTATACACTCTATAGTATCTCTCTTCTGGAATTGGTTTTCTTCTTCCTGTAAGAGCACCAATACCAGCACCTATAAGTCCACCAACTGGGCCACCAACCATAGTCCCAGCTATTGCTCCAACACCTGCTCGTGCCATTCTACTTCCTCCCCGTGGATCAAATCTACCCGGTGTTGCAGCAACTGCTGGTGATGTTGCTGTTGCAGCAGATCCTGGAGTTCCCTGTGTTTTCATGGCATCGTATGCAACTTTTCCAGCATCATATAAACCTTGAATAAGTCGTCCGGGATCACCAAATCGATCTGGTCTTCTATTTGTACTGCCTCCAATTGAACTAAAGGCACTAGCAAGGCCACCGACAACCGTATCGGTTTTTTGTCTTCTAGCTGAAATCCCAGTTGAAGTTGCAGCTGGAGGTGGTGGAGGTGGTGGTGATCCAGTTGGAGGTGGTGGAGGTGGTGGAATAACAGGTGGTGTGTTAGTTCCTTTATTTCGAGCTGCACGTTTTGCAAGAGCTGCTGCCAGAATTGCTTGTTTTTGTATCGGAGTCATGGCTCCGGGAGTCAGTGGAGGACTAGCTTGTTGACTTGCTAATATATTTGCACGCACATTCTGCTGAATTGGTGCTTGTTGACTTGCATATGTTTTAGCAAAATTTAATGTAGTAGTTTTTCCAGCTGCGTTTTTATTAATAACTCTAGGGCTTCTGCCCTGCGTATTCAACATCCTCGAACCCGGAGCCGCCCATACGCTTTGACCAGCAGCATTTTTTACTTGTATGTAATTCTGAGGGATTCCAGGCGGCTGTATAGCTTCGTCTATTGTTATAGTGAAATTGTATGGATTGAATCTAAACATTAAAGCTTTCTAAAGAAATTCTCAAATAGGGTTAGTGCTTTTTTCTCTAGATTTCTGGTAGATGATTTCTTTATGATGCGTTTTGCTTCCATCAAATCTTGTTCGTACCATGAACCATTATTCCAAACCCATTCTTTACCTTCCATAATGCCATTTACAAAAGCACCGGGAGCAGAAGGATCTGCAACGATATCAATCGCAGATAACATTAAATCTGGTTGAACGATCTTCTTACCATTTTGTTCGATGAGGGAACCCATCGCACGAGAGCTTACACCGAGCTTAGCACCCTCTCTAATGAGTTCTGCAGTAATTTTGCCCATAGGAGTGCTTTCCATGATTTTTGCTTTTCCGTAGCACTTTGGGCCACGAAATTCTAACATGGTAATTCTATGGCTAACTCTATCGAGATTGATCGTTGGACCAGTTGGATGTCCAAGTTCACCGAATGCTCTATTGTTATTCACAAACTCGGTAATGTATCTACCGACTTCTTTGTTTAGAGTATCGAATGGATATACTCGACCATTGCGGTTCATCTCATCCGATACCATGAACACACCCTCGATAAACATCGATTTTTTATCATCGGTGCCTTCGGTAATGTACTTAATGTCTTCTATAGTTTCGGTGATAAGTTTCATTAGTTGGCTTTTCTTCCTTTGAACTTCTTGCTTTCGCTCATGCTGGTCGGAAAGAATGCTTTTCTATTCATTGTCTCGGCATCATTTTCTCCAGCTTCTTCGGGTGAACGACCATATTCGCCTTTTTCTTCGCCATCATCTTCGTCACCCTCGTCGCCTTCATCCTCTTCTTCCTCTTCTTCTTCCTCCTCTTCCTCTTCTTCGTCACCTTCATCTTCATCCTTCATAGCACGAGCAACAGCAGATCGACGATTCTTTATGTAATCATCACTCTCATCTGAATCTCCGTCGTTGTCAACATCTTCATCTTCTTCGCCTACTGGATCAAGTTCTTCATCCTTTTTTTCGTCTAGAAAAGTCTCAGGAGCATACTCTTGGAACTTAGACTGAAGACGCTCAGATAGCTTCTGTAGAAGAATCTCGGTAGCAATCTTCTTGGATTCAATTATGTTTTCTTGAATGACGCTCTTAATTAGTTTGTTTGTATCCATTTTTATCTCCCGTATAACTTTTCTGCAGTTTGAACTGCTTTTTTAAACCCATATTCAGATTCCTGAATTAGATTTACTAATTTGTCTTTGTGTAAACTATTTAGAGAATTATATAGTTCTGCTAGGTATTTAGCCATTTGTGGAGTTAGTTCTAAACTAGAACCATCTCTTGCTGTCATCCAATGAGTTCTATTGGTGGTTATTGCACTATTTACCTCATTAATTGGCATATAGACCTTTTTGCTAGGTTCTATAACTGCTTCTTTAATGATTACTGGTTTTGGTTCAATCCTAGTGTGTTCAAACAATTTTTCTGATTCATCAATGTATTTGTTGCTGACTTGAATGGACATCTTGTCTTCAAGAATGGAATATAGTTCCTTCTTGAATAACTCCTTGTCGCTCATCATGAGTGCTACAAATTCTGGTTTAATGCTCATTATTGCTGCGGTGGGGGTTGACCACCATCCTGTTGTTCCGGTTGAATTCCAAGAGACATCATCTGTTGCTGTTGCTCTACTTGCTTAATTAAAGCTTCCTGCTGTTCGGTTGCAATTTGAGCATTGATTTCAATAATTTCTTCATCAGTTTGCTTAAGTATAGATTTACGAATGTATTCATCTGAATAATATCTGCCAACATACGGCGTAAGATTATTTAGCATATCCATTCTGTCACGCATAATGTCATTTTCTTTCAATTCATTAAAGTATGAGTCTTTATTAAACTTGAAAGTAATGTCGTGCTGAATCTTACTCCACTCATCCTCTGTCATGATTCCTTTGAGAATCACTTGAGTCTTGAGCATGTCTACTAACATAGATGCAAAACGAAGACGAAGACGTTCTACGAACTTATAGAACTTAACTTCATCTCTTGTGATCTCAGCAGATCTTCCCATATTGAAACCAGATTCTGCTTCCAATCTAGAAATTGGAACATTAAGAGACCTATAGAGTTTCTTCTGTAGGTACATAACATCTTCCATCTCTCCGAGGTTTTGTCCCCCGTCGAGCGTTTGAATCTCAGTTCCTCTTCCACCTTCTCTACGAGGTAACCAGAAGTCTTCAAGCATGTGTTGATGACTTCTATCGTCTCGAATTTGACCAGTTGCAGAATCGTATGTAATCTTGTTACGATAGCGATTCATGATCTCTCGAAGATATTGTTCTGCTTTTTGCTTTGGCAAATTACCAACATCGATATAGAAGATTCTACGCTCAGGAGCGCGAGAGATTCTATAGATTACTACTGCGTCTTCAATCTGTCGCAACATGTTAAGCGGACGTATGGCTTTTTGAAGATAACCAACGACACGCTTAGTCACAGAATCAACAACCCCGGAGTGTGCATATGTAACGCTATCTATTGTAAATTTATAGCCAGAAGGCGTGGTTGGATACATTGCTTCTTTGTCTGTATCGACATAGACATAGTATTCTTCTATCTTCTTGATAAAAGGAATAATCTGACCACCAACAACTCTAGTTCTATCCTTTTCTATCTTACGAACCTTCTTGATCTTTATAGGATCAATCGGTATAAGAGAAATCAATCCACGTTGTGGGTTCTGTTTATCAATCTCTTTATAGTAAAACACTTTGCTATCAACATACCAACGGCGAAAAATCTCATGGCATTTGTTGGTAAAGTCTAGCAGCTTTAAAACATGGTTGTATTCATAATACATTTTTGTTTTAATTGTGTCTGGTAGATTGACATAATCGAGATTCAATTTAACAGGTTTTCTGTCTTCGCCCATTACAATTGTTTCGTTTACTATATCTTCTACCGCAGCATCAACTTCCGAGTGTAAAACCATGCCGCGATACTGACCAATTAATTGATTCTCATCCCTAATGGAACCGGAGAAGTCAATGGACGTGCCAAAGACTCCTCCGGTTTCAAATGTATATGAACCATCGTACGGCTCAGGAGTTACTGGAATCTGTGATGATTCCAGAGTTTTTTCATCCTGATCTTTTTTCTTACCAAAACTAAAACCAAAGACTTCAATTGCCATAATATAATTATCGTTTCTGTTAAGGTGTTACTTGTTACGGCCGTGCAAGAAGTGTCGGAGGAGGAGGAGCGACTACCTTAGCTCCTAAAAGGAAATGTGAATATGCAATTTGAACTTGGAATGATCCAAGTTGATTTGCTGCATTCATATCTAGGGTTACTGGACCAACCTGCACAGGCCATGCATTTAGAAGCTGCATCGTTCTAATAACATTATCAGTTTGGTGATCTAACAGCTGAACTGTAAGATCTTGACAAAACTGATCCTTCTGTTCTCTGCTTACACTTACATTTGTATCATGGTTATTAAATTGATTCGACCAGTTATGGAAAAACTCCCATGTGGCCGACCCTAAAACATCATCCAACACCGTTACATTCCACTCATTATATGTTCTATCGCCTGGAAATTTATAAACGCGGCCACGGAAAGGAATTGGAATAATTCCAACTATGCTTTCTGGAAGAGTTGCGGCAGTACAATGAGTTTCGCGAAACAAACCGAGGGGGGAAGCTGTACCCGGAACTGTACTAGTTCCGAAAATTCTAAATCGATTTGGACGAGTTCCGCCTCTAAATGCGTCAATAAATGTTGAAAGCTTATGAATTGGCATGTGATAATTCTCCTAATTTGTTATAATACGGTGTCTGTATTTACGTTGGTGATGACAATTTTAACATAATTAATAGATTTGGTTGGTTTAATATACAAATCTGCAACAAATTGATTTGAATCAACTATTGCAGCTGGATTATTTGATGCATCGCATACAACTTTAAACCCATATAAACCACGACCATCTTGAATGTTTTGTAAGAAACCCACAGCAGCATTGGTGAACAATGATCTGGTTAGCTCATCATTAAGTTCAAAAAGAACACTCTGAGCAGTTCTGCTAACAGTTTTCTTGATGTAGTTGATTAGACGAACAACATTAATTCTCGTGAGAGTAGAAGTATCTCTAGCTTCTTTGGTTATGTCTCCGAACAAGAATGTACCAGATCCCGGAACACCAAGCATGTAATTGATTTTTGCGGTATATAAATTATCTTGCTCTGTTGCAGATGGATTCTTTTTGAGTCTTATGATATTTAAGACACGACCTCTGCGAACTCCTGCAGGAGAGAACCATCTTTGTGTTTCTCTATCGGTTCTAACAAAACAACCAGCAACATCTGATGCTAGTGGAATGTCAACATAATTCTCCACGCCGGTGTTTGAAAGTGCTAGTGATACTTTTTCACCACCAACTAACATTATATTACTTGATGAAAGACTGTTTGCGGATATTGGATATATGCCAGTTATTCCAGCCAATCCAGATGGAACACTTCCACCGGTGTAACCTTCATAAGTTACACCGACAATACCAACTAAATCAGTTCTTTGGGTACACATAGCTTCAACCCAACTAACTTGAGTTGTGCTTATATTTGAGGTGAATACGGAATCTAGAACTAGATTTTCGTCATATAGATTAGTGAGACTATTAGTAATGCGTAGTAAACCACCATAGAGAAGGTAATTATAAGCAGAATACCAGTCAGTTTTCCAAGTACCAGTTGGACCTGATCCGCTTACACCACCATATAAAGTGGTTCCATTGAGTCTAGAAACCCAAGCACCAGCAGATTCTATTGTCATGTACCCATTACTTTTTTCTAAAGTTACTCCAAATATATCAACTAAATTATCACCGGATAAGCCAGTGTTATATATTGCAGAAACATGGCTTCCAGAATCTTCTCCAGTCGCAACTATGAATGAATTGTCAACTACGCTTACTGTAACATTTGGTCTTAGTGCCATTTTTTTATTCTCCTAGAGATGTGGTTTGCTCTAGGGTTATTTATCAAAATAGATTTTTAGAAGAATCTACGTTCCACAAGTCATTTCCGTCAGTAAATGTCTTCATGCTGTCCTCATCGTGGGTGGTAAGAAACCCAAACGGAGCCAAATCTTCTTCAAGCTGTTGTATCTCGTTTTTATATAGAGCAAGTCGAGTATCCAAATTAGTCAATTCCTTGAAATATGGTTGACAAGAAAGCCATGCAAACATCACCAAAGACATGACAAGATCGTCTGTGTGTCCATCTTCTGCAGCAAAGCTTTGAGACTTGCTAACAAACGACATTAGCTCTGTCAGAATGTCATAGTCTTCCAACAGTAACTTATCCTGTTCTATTAGGTTTTTGAGAACCGAACACCCAATTCTTTTAACCTGACTAGTGGTTCTGATACCAAAGGTGCTTTCACCCCTACCGAACCCTCCGGTGACAACCTGACCCTTCCTACCCTTCATAGAAGACATCAGGACATGCTCGTACTCAAGATCAGAATGTAGAATATCTGCAACCTGTCCACCAATGTCATTGATCTCAATAAACAGATATGCTTTATTGTATTTGTATCCGGCTTTTTCTATGACTGTAGGAAAAAGCATGGGAGATATAAGATTATTCCTAAACTTACACACCAATCGGTATGGAGATGCGGTTGAGTCAATTACCGAAAATGCGCTATAGTCTTTTCCCTGTCCTCTTGCGGTATCAACTGTAATAAAATATAAATGATCTTCTATTGGTTCTTCATATACAGTAAGACCCTCTCTTGTTAAATATAGAGGTTCTTTCCATGCCATTACATTTAGTTTAGAAGTTGATATTAAAGTATTAGAAGATCCTAAGAAGTTACACTCAAACTCAGACTCGAATTGCTTTTCCGATGTCTGCTTGATCATCTCCTCTTTCCACTTTTGATCTCTCAGCATACCACCCGAAGTGGTTGGAACTTTTGTCCAATGTACTTCTATGGGAATGTATTCATTCTTACCCGGATCTCCTTCTTTCTTTGTGGCACCCTTCCATAGTTTATAAAACATGTTCAAACCATTTGGAGTGGAGATCAGCAGCACTTTAGTACTCACACCGGAGGTGATTGTAGGGAACACGGAACTGAAGAACTCTTCTGCGATATTTCCCGGAACGAATGCAAATTCATCGAGGAACAACATGTTATAAGAACCACCACGGACTGCAGATGCAGAAGTAGATGATGCAAGAATTTTAGAACCGTTCTCTAATTGAATTGATCCTTTATTCCATTCCAGAATTCCTTGTTGTAACCATGTTGGCAAATATTCATATGCTAGCTTTAAACGAGACAACATTTCTCTAGCAGTTGTTTGTTTATTCGCTAGAATAGCAACACTCATGTTTTGATTAAACAGAATGTAATGAAGAATGTATGCAATAACTGTAGTAGACTTTCCAGACTGTCTTGGAAGTTTAGCAATCACATATCGATTGTTGTGTATCTTATCAATGATGTCTTCTTGATAATCGTATAACTCAAAGGGAACAAGTCCCTTATCTAGAGTTACAATTTTTATATAATGCTTGATAAAATAAATTGGATCATTTGCACACTTTACATATTCTTCAACTTGTTCCTTGGTGAATTCAATTTTTACACCAGGTCCCTTTAGATTGGGATTACCGAGGTAACTCTTACTTGGATTGTTGTTCCTCATTATTATCCAATGCCTTTCTTCTGCTTCGACTTTGATTTACAAGATCTTGCAGATCACTCGTAGAACCAACATATATCGCATTTGTTGTGTTATTATTCACTGTGATTTTTTCTTTTTCAATCTCTTTTTTTTGCTGATATAGACCCATTAGATCTTTGTTCATCTCAGCTAGCTGTTTTGCAAAGTTAGAAACAACTTCGAATCCACGAGGAGAATCTAGACTTTCTGCCAGTGATATTGCATTTTCTAGGCTATCTTTACCCTTGTCTATTAATTCTTTCAGATTAAGTCTTGCATATTCAAAATCAGTATCCATTCTTTTGTCTGCAGGAATTCCTTCTGCTACTTTTACTTGTCTTAATTCTTTCTTTGGAGCAGAAAAATCAACTCCAAGACTTTCGGATATAGTATCAAACACTTTTGGAATATTTTCTTTCATAGGGTATTGTCCTCAAGTATATTGACATCAATTTCTTTAATAATCCCAAAGTCACTTACTCTACTGAATATATGTGCTTTAGCAGTGAATGAGAAAGAAGAAATAACAGATCTTCTTGTTGTCATATCTCCTTCATACTGTTCTGTCATGTTTGTTGTATTGAGTATTATTGGAACATCAACATTAGTATCTACGTCATTCATCTTAAGAGTAACTATAAATTCTGGAGAGAAGTATGGAAGTATTTGTTCCATTATTTGTAGATTATCATCGACGGTTCTTGTAAAACAATATAAAGAAAATTGCACATTATATGGAACTTCTGAATATGCTTGTTGTGTATACGTTTCTCCGTTTACTAATGAACTCTTAAACTTTTTGTTTATTTTGTTTATTTTTCTAGTGGGATCATATTGAAGAGTTGTCATCTCAAATGCCATTTTAGGAAGCAAAGTTTCGATTTTAACATTACTAGAAATAGAACTTGATTCGTTAATTCTTCTGATAAATTTTTCTTTACCAGAATATGTAAGAGGAACTCTTGTTCTTTCTATTTTGCCATCTGATGTGTCTTTTGAAATATAAATTTCATCAAACAATCCACCAAACGCTAATGTTAATTTTCTTAATGTTTGATTATAAAAGTATTGAAACATTAGTATATTCCTTCAGAAAATGGATCAATATCGGTAAAGTTGTATACATCAAGTGAATCTTCAGTATATTTAATGGATTCATTATCACCTGTGGAGAGAGAATCTATCGGAGATATTGGAATTATGAGATTAGTTCCAGTTATACCTGTAACATAATATTCGGCACCAGACTCTTTTCCTCGAATACTTTGTGAGTTGTATAGGAACGAACCACTAATTCCATATACTTCCATTGTGTTACTAGTTGGATAGAATTTAACACAATGAGCTTCTGCAGTTGCATTTGCATATGCTCCTCCAGTAGCACCAGTGATTCCGCGTACCTGATATACCATTTCTCCATCGTAGAAAATTTTACCAGTAGAAATTTGAGTAGATATGCTAAACAAATCTACTTCTGCTCTATTTTCTGTTGTTACTACATCAACATCGGTTTCACCTGTTGCAAACTCATCACCATCTTCTAGTGTAGTTAGTTCGCAGATTAGTGAATATGTATATAACTTACCGGCTTGATAAAACGGATTTTCGTGTTCTACAAAGTTAATTTCAAACAATCCACTACTGAGAGGAAAATAAATTAAATCTCCTTCTCTTGGTCTTGTTATTCCATCGTACTTTTCTGCTATTTCTTTATTAAATCGTTTCTTAGAAATAATAAGAGTAATTTTATCTCTTACCTCTAATCCAAACTTCGA